GAGCTATGTATAAAAAAGGTGGCAAAGTTGGTAAAAAGAAACAAGGTTACAAAGCTAGAAAAGATGAGTCAATTGCAATGAGAATCAAAAAGAAAAGAACTCCAAAACAATTGAAAGCATCAAGAGATGAGTCTTATGGTAAGTTTGGATCTAAAGCTAAAAAATCTGGAAAAATCAATAGGTAGGTTATGAACACTAGAAGAATGAATAGACTTGAAGAACTTGGCAGAGTTGACGCTGAAAAAGGGTTTACTAAAAAAGGTAAAAGAAATCTTAAAGATGAAAAAGCTAGAATTGTTAGGGAATTAAAAAACGGTGGTAAAGCTTTAAAAAAAGTTAAGCCCTCTCAAAAAGGTCTTAAAAAATTACCTACAAAAGTTAGAAACAAAATGGGTTATATGAAAAAAGGTGGGAGAGCTAAGTAATGGCTAAACTTTGTCCTGCAGGAAAAGCTGCTGCTAAGAAAAAATTTGCTGTGTATCCCAGTGCATATGCAAATATTTGGGCATCTAAGTATTGTAAAGGCAAAGTAGGTCGAACTAAAAAAGCCGGCGGTGGAATATGTAAAGTAGCTACTAAAGGTAAAGGAAACGCTTATGGAAAGAATTCATGAGTGGGTTAAAAAAATGGCTCGACGACAAATGGGTAGATATTGGAGCCCCAAAGAAAAATGGAAAATATCAACCTTGTGGAAGACAGAAGGGAAGCAAGAGAGCTTATCCAAAATGCGTCCCACTTGCAAAAGCCACACGGATGTCAAGCTCGCAAAAGGCGAGTGCTGTCAAACGAAAACGAGCAGTAAGTAATACTGGACCTAAACCAACCAACGTTGCAACGTTTTCTAAACGAGATAGAAAAGCAATTGGAGGAATGATATGATGAAAAACAAAACAAAAAAAATAAAAAAAGTAATTAAAGGTTTAAAGAAAGCTTCTAAGTTACATGCAGGTCAAGCTAAGGTTTTAAAAAAAGTTATTGGATCTAAAAAATGAAAATGCCTAACACAAAATACGATGGTAGTTTTATAAAAGGAGGTCCTGGAGAAAATCAAAGTTATAAAAAATATTACGGCAAGATGCTTGAAGGTTTTAAAAGAGGTGGCGACGTAATGCCTAAAAGAAATAAAAAGAATTTTCGTGCAACTGATAAAGGTGCGGGAATGACAGAAGCAGGTGTTAAAGCTTATAGAGCAGCTAACCCTGGTTCTAAATTAAAAACAGCAGTAACTGGAAAAGTTAAAAAAGGTTCAGCTGCTGCAAAACGTAGAAAGTCCTATTGTGCAAGAAGTGCCGGTCAAATGAAACAGTTCCCTAAAGCTGCTAAAGATCCTAATTCTAGACTACGTCAGGCTAGAAGAAGATGGAAATGTTAGACAGATTAGTTTACCGATTCTTTGCAGGTCTTGACAATATATCGCTTTTTATAGATAGTTGGTGCAATGAGAGATACAAAAGTATTGGAAGCTTTTTCAATAAAAAAAGAAAAAGAAGAAAAACAAAAAAATCTGTTTCGAAATCTTAAAAAAGAAGTTGAAACTGGTGCGAATGGCACACAAGATTACATAATTAAGAAAGGTGTAAATAAAGGTAAAAAAGCAAATGTTAGATGAAATAAACTTAATAACTAAAATACAAAAACAATTAAAAGAAAGTTACCAACGAATAGGTGACTCAATGGTTAGTGGTGGTGTTGACAATATGGAAAAATACAAGTACATGTTAGGACAGGCCCACGCCTACCAATACATTTCAGGGGAAATATCCAACCTGCTAAACAAAGGAGCAACGAATGGAAAAGACAGAGACGGCAAAGTCGTCGACATTGGAAAAGACAGAAGTCCCAAAGCATAAAAACGCCTTGGCAGAAAAATACGAAAAAGAAGATAAAGAACAACATCAAAAAGAAGTTGATGGATACGAACGTTTAAAAACGAAAGAAACTTCAAAGTTACCTCAGCCAACTGGCTGGAGACTTTTAGTTTTACCTTTTAAGATGCCAGAGAAAACTAAAGGTGGTTTGCTTTTAGGAGCGGACACACTTGAAAGACAACAAGTTGCATCTACATGTGGACTCGTCCTTTCGATGGGACCATATTGTTATGATAAACAAAAATTTCCTGAAGGGCCTTGGTGCAAAAAAGGAGATTGGGTTATCTTTGCTCGTTATGCGGGTTCAAGATTACCTATAGATGGTGGGGAAGTAAGATTGCTAAATGATGATGAAGTTTTAGCAACCATCGATAAACCCGAAGATATACTTCATACATTTTAACCATAGGAGAATACTATGCAAGACACAGACAAGCCAGTTAACATAGATACCTCCGGGCCAGGTGCCGAAGTAGAGTTAGATTCAGTTAAGGAAGAATTAATTGAAGAAACTATTGTAGAAGAAAAAACACCAGGAACGGATAAGTCATATGAAAACGAACGTGAAACAAAACTTGAAGACGGTGGTAGCGCCGATGACGCAAATGCGAAATCTGATGAGCCAGCTGATGTTCAAGCTAGCGAAGAGAATACAGAAAAAAAGAAAGAATTAGAAGAATACTCTGAAGGAGTAAAAAGAAGAATAGCTAAACTAACTAAAAAAATGCGTGAGTCGGAGCGAAGAGAAGAAGCAGCTACGATTTATGCAAAAAGTGTTTTAGCTGAAAAAGAAGCGTTAAGTTCTAGACTTGCAAAATTAGATACAGGATTTGTATCTGAAAAAGAGAATAGAATTAAATCAGGTATGGAAGCGGCTGTTGCAAAACTTGCAAAAGCTAGAGAAGAAAGCGATCTTAAAGCTGAAGTTGCTGCAAGTGCAGAAATTTCAAGACTAGGTTATGAAGAAGCAAGACTTGCAGATTTAAAAGCTAGACAAGCTGAACAGAAAGCTCAAACTCCTGTACCACAACCTCAACAACAAGAAGTGGATGTACCAAGACAAGTTGATTCTAGAGCAAGAGATTGGGCTAGAAAAAACGAATGGTTCAACAAAGACCCTATAATGACTGAGGGAGCAAAAGTAATACACAGACAATTGACTGAAATTGAAGGATATGATCCTAATACCGAAGCTGAAGAATATTATTCAGAGGTAGATAGAAGAATAAGACTTGAATTTCCGCACAAGTTTGATACTAATGTTAATCAGGAATCGACTAGACCTACTCAAACTGTAGCTTCGGCTACGCGAGTAAATAAGTCTTCAGGTCGCAAAGTTGTGAAACTCACACCCTCACAGGTAGCAATTGCTAAAAAATTAGGTGTGCCACTTAAAGACTATGCGGAACAATTAAAAATCACGGAAGGAGTATAAGCATGGAAAATCAAGATAAAAAAACTTCACGTGCGAGTCAGACTAGAGAAAAAACATCTCGACCAAAAGTCTGGGCTCCACCATCTTTATTAGATGCACCCCCTGCACCGGCAGGATTTGTACACAGATGGCTTAGAGCTGAGTCAATGGGATTCGACGATTCTAAAAATGTACAAAGCAGAATAAGATCTGGCTTTGAACTAGTAAGAGCGGATGAATACAATGAAACAGACTATGCTGTAGTACAAGACGGTAAATACAAGGGAGTGATCGGTCAAGGTGGCCTAGTGCTCGCTAGAGTATCTGTAGAGATCGCAAAACAATACGCTGATTACTATCGTAAACAAGCGCAGGATAACGAAAATGCCTTTGATAACGATCTACTAAAGGAAGAGCATCCAAGTATGCCTATCAGTGTTGATAGAAATACTCGTGTAACTTTTGGTGGTACGAAGAAATAAGTTTTTTAACAATTTCTAGTTACATCAATTAAATTAAACAATGGAGAAAAACTATGGCAAACCAAGATAGTCCTTTCGGCTTAAGAGCAATTGGAAAAATCGGTCAAAATAGAGATAACCAAGGTTTAGCAGAATTTAGTATTGCAGCATCAGCAGGCGCTATATTCGGTCAAGATCCAGTAAAAGCATTAAATACTGGAACTATCGGTGTAGCAGCGGCAGGTGATTCTTTACTAGGAGCTCTAAACGGAGTTTTCTTTACTGACGCGAATACAAGTAAACCAACGTTTGCGAACCATCTATTAGCAGCTAATACTGCTACAGATATCGTAGGCTTTGTATCTTCAGATCCTTACGAGAGATTTGAGATTCAATCAGACAACACGACAGCTTCTGCACAAACTGATGTTTTTATGAACTATGACATCACTTATGCAGCAGGAAGTACACACGATCACCTTTCAGGTGTTGAACTAGACGACTCAACTGTGTCGACAGCTAGTGGACAACTAAGAGTGGTTGGTGTTTCAAAAGACATTAAGAACAATGATTTAACTGCATCGCATGTAAACTTTGTTGTAATGATCAATGAGCACTTCTTAAAAGCAACAGCTGGCGTATAATAGCAGAATAGGAGATTAAATTATGGCTATATCACGAGGACAACTAGTTAAAGAACTAGAGCCAGGTTTGAACGCACTGTTCGGCTTGGAATACAAACGTTACGAAAATCAACATGCTGAGATATATGCAACAGAAACATCAGACAGAGCTTTTGAAGAAGAAGTTATGTTATCTGGTTTCGCTAATGCTCAAGTAAAACCTGAAGGTTCAGGTGTAGTTTTTGACAATGCTCAAGAAACTTACACTGCAAGATACACTATGGAAACTGTGGCTCTTGCCTTCGCGATTACTGAGGAAGCGGTGGAAGATAACCTGTATGACAGACTGTCAAGCAGATATACAAAAGCGTTAGCTAGAAGTATGGCTAATACTAAGCAAGTTAAATCTGTTAACCCTTTGGTTAATGGTTTTGGAGGTGGTTTCACTTCTGGTGACGGTGTTAATTTATTTAGCACAGCTCACCCAACAATTGCTGGTACTACGTCAAACACTCTAACTACAGCAGCTGACCTAAACGAAACTTCATTAGAGCAATCTCTTATTGACATTGCAGCGTTTACTGATGAAAGAGGTTTAAAAATTGCAGCGAAAGCGACAAAAATGATTGTCCCTTCTGCGCTACAATTTCAAGCTGAGAGATTGATGAAATCAGAAGGCAGAACTCAAACTGCTGATAATGATATCAACGCAATCAGATCAATGGGAATGGTTCCTCAAGGTTACAGAGTGAACAATTTCTTAACTGATCCTAATGCGTTCTTCCTTATCACTGATGTTCCAAACGGAATGAAACATTTCGTTAGAACACCAATCAAAACAGCTATGGAAGGTGACTTTGATACTGGAAACTTAAGATTCAAAGCTAGAGAAAGATACCAATTTGGTGTTTCTGACTTTAGAGGAATTTTTGGTTCTCCTGGAATCAGTTAATAGATAATTTTGAGGCGGGACACAATCCCGCCTCATTCAAGAAATAAGAAAGATAAACCTATGAAACAACTTCTCATTAATATTTGGGCCTACAATCATCACGCTAAATTTACTGTGTTAGCTGAAGATAATGCTAAAAGTGTAGAAAATGCTATACTTGACAAACTAGGAGATAAAAGTATAAAATGGGAAGATCTTGGAGTTAGTTATGACGACAAGATAAATAGAATAACTTTTGAAGAGGTTATAAATGATACAAGACCTATACAAACAAAAAAGGTCCTTGGAGTTGAAGTGGGAACAGGAGCATCTATCTAATAATAGATATACTCTTGAAATGGTTAGAATTGATGACAAAGTTAAAGAAGTCATTACGAAGATCAAGCTGGAAGAAGCAGCTATTGCCCATAGACAAAACGCTGTAGAAGGCGCTGCTCCTGAAGTTTCTGTAGCTACTTAGTAAAAAGCTACATCGTTGGAATAAATCCACTCCGCATTACAGGCTCTCTTGCACTCTACTCAAATCTAGTATATAAAAAATACACTATACATTTAATAAACGATGAATGCTGACGCGTATAGTCGACAACCCTAGGGACAGTATTCAGATATCTAGGAGGATATTAACATGGCAAACACAACCTTTTCAGGACCAGTAAGGTCAAAAAATGGTTTTCAATCAATTGGACCAGGAGCAGTTCCTGCCTTAACTTTAGCAACTGACTTAACTGTTGCTGATCACGCAGGAAGACTTTTAACTATGGATCCTACAGGAACACCAACTGCGATTACACTTCCAGCAATTGTTTCTCAAGCGGATGCTGCAGTAGCAGGGACAACTGATTACAACAATCCAAGTACGATAGGAACTACTTTTGAAATTCTTTTTATTGATGATTTCACTGGTACTATTAAAACTGCTAGCACAGCTGACAAATTTGTTGGTATGATTACTGCAGGTATTGATGCATCAGTATCAGGTAAGCAATGGGTTCCAGCAACAGCAAACAATGAAGTTAACCTAAATGGTGAAGCTGGTGCTTCTGTTGCAACAACAGGTGGTTTAAAAGGAACTTATCTTAAGTTTACTGCAGTTGCAGCTAATCTTTACTATGTTGAAGGTTTGACTAATGCAACAGGTTCAATTGCAACACCTTTTGATACACAATAATAAATAATTAGTGTGGGGCTTCGGCCCCACATAAAATTTTAAGGAGAAAAATATGCAAACATATAGCGTAGATGGAGTAGCAACAAACGTAACCACAGAAGCTAAAACTATTCAAGTTGGTAGAACTAGAGTGTATGGAGTTCATGTATCTGGACCAAATCAAGCTGGTGTCTTAGATCTTAAAGATGGCACAACATCTAAAGTAAAATTAAATAAAGGTGCTCATATTCATGATATGACAATTAATTTTCCTGTACCAATTTTATTTAAGACTAATTTAAATTCTACGTTCACTACAGAACAAATTACAGCTATCACTGTATTTCACAGTGGCGGAGATAACTCGTAGGAGTCTAAATGGCCAACACTACTTCGGGCACTACAACGTTTGACAAAACGTTTTCGATCGATGAGATAATTGAAGAGTCTTATAATAGACTCGGTCAATTTGACATGAGCGGTTATAATCTAAAAACTGCTCGAAGATCGCTAAACATAATGTTTCAAGAATGGGGTAATAGAGGTCTTCATTTTTGGGAAGTAGCAAATACTAATATTACGTTAGCAACAAATAAAAACGAATATAAAATTTTTAGAGCAACGTCTGATGGTAATTCTGACGGAGTTACATCTACCCTAACTGCAGCCATAGCTACTACAACGGCAACCACTGGAATTACAATTGCATCAAAAGACCGTATGCCCGATTCTGGTACTATTAATGTTGGATCTGAAAACATTTCTTACACTGGATTTAACAGTTTAGAACTTACTGGAGTAACCAGAGGAGTTAATGGAACTACTGCAGCAACTCATTCAGATGGAGCCGCAATAACTAACTTTGTTAATCAAGCTACAGAAATTTTAGAATGTTCTTTTAGAAATAGTTCTAATGTTGATTCTCCTTTAGAAAAAATAAATAGATCTCAATATCAAGCATTGTCTAATAAAACTTCAACAGGTCAACCCTCACAATATTTTGTTCAAAGATTTATTGACCATATTTTAATAACAATTTATTTAACTCCAAGTTCTACTCAAAACGGAGATGTTATAAATTTTTATTACGAAAAAAGAATTCAAGATGCAGGTGCTTATAGTAATGCAACAGACGTACCATATAGATTTGTACCTTGCATGGTTGCAGGTTTAAGTTATTACTTAGCTATGAAATATGCACAACCAAGAATACAAGAATTAAAATTAATCTATGAGGATGAATTAGCTAGAGCTCTAGAAGAAGACGGATCTTCAGCTAGTGTTTACATTTCTCCTAAAACTTACTTTCCGAGTATATAATTATGGGTAACACAGCAAGAGGAAAACACGCATTATTTATTTCAGACCGATCTGGTTTGGCATATCCATACACTGAAATGGTTAAAGAGTGGAATGGTGCAAGAGTACATACTTCTGAGTATGAACCTAAACAACCACAATTAGAACCTAAACCTTATACCGCAGATCCTCAAGGATTAATGCATCCAAGACCTGCAAGAACAGAATTTCCAACAACAGATTTTTTACCAAAAAATCCATTTACTATGACTAACTCTTCAACTCAAGTGTCTGTAAATTTTCCTTTTAGTGGTTACCAGACCGGAGACTTTATTAGATTCTATGATGTAAAAAATCCTGTAGGTGGAGTTGCAATTTCTACTTTACAACTACAGACTACTTTAAATGGTGACATCACTGCAACGGCTACTTCAATTACTTTAACAGACTCATCTGCTTTTCCTAGTCAAGGATATATTGCAATTGAAAAAGTAAATTCAACATCTGGATTGTTTGAAACTGAAACTGTTTACTATAATGGAAATACAGGAAATGTTTTATCGAATTGTGTTCGAGGAACAGCTGCTCCTTTCAGAGGACAGACTCCCAAAAACACACCCGCAGGTGAACACTCAAGTGGAGCAAAAGTTTACAGTGCTTATGCAGTAACGATGGTTCCAACCGTAGTTACACAAGCGGGTCAACCTTCAACTGTTACAGAATTTAACAGTTTTACTTTTAACTTAATCAGTGCTGCGAGTAGCACAGAAACAGGAGGCGGGTTCCAATGTTTAGCTGGACCTGTTAATGATAGAGCATGACATACGATGAATTAAAACAAAAAATTATAGACTACACAGAAGTATCAAGCAATGTTCTTACAGATACTATTTTAAATGGCTTTATTAACGATGCTGAATTTAGAATTTTAAGAGAAGTAGATTCTGATAATAACAGAAGATATGTATCTGCTAATTTAATAGCAAGCACAAGATTTATAGATACTCCAACTGATTTATTAATTATTAGATCTGCTCAAATCGTGGACTCTGAATTAGCATCTGGAGATACAAATCAAAATAGAGATTTCTTGCAGTTTAGAGACACTAGTTTTATGTCAGAATTTAACCCTACAGCAACTACTGGAGTACCTAAATATTATAGTAATTGGGATGAGACTCGAATAGTTGTAGCTCCTACTCCAGATCAAACTTACACTATTCAGTTAAATTATATCTTGAAACCAACTGGATTATCGAGTACAAATACCACTACATACTTAAGTACCGAATTTCCCAACGGCTTATTGTATGCTTGCCTAGTAGAGGCTTACGGATTTTTAAAAGGACCCGTTGACATGCTCCAGTTATATGATAAAAAATATGTTGAGGCAGTCAAAGGATTCTCAATAGAACAAATGGGAAGACGAAGACGAGATGAATACCAAGCAGGTGTTCCTCGAATAGGAAAACAGTAAGGAGAAAACTATGGCTATAACACAAGCGATTGCAAACAACTTTAAAAAGTTACTACTAGAAGGTGATTCAAACTTCAAACAAACTGGTGGTGATAAATATAAGTTAGCTCTTTATACTTCTTCAGCTACTCTTACTTCAGCAACAACTTCTCTATTAACTAGTTCACCAACTCATGAAGTTACATCAAGTAACTATTCAGCTGGCGGTGGTGCACTTGTTAACAACCCAACTTCTTTGACAGCAGGTGTTGCAAGAGCAGATTTTGCTGACCTGTCATTTCAAAACGTGACGTTGACAGCAAGAGGAGCTTTAATTTACAACACATCATCTGCAACTACTAACTCTGCAGTTTGTGTTTTAGATTTTGGAGGAGATAAAACAGCTACTTCAGGTACGTTTACAGTTCAGTTTCCAGCACCAACATCAACAGCAGCGATACTAAGAATATCGGGCTAATAGGAGGAAGCTCCTATGGCGGATAAAACTTATACAGTCACTGTTGCAAGTGGTAACTTGTATGGTGGAGGTACGGGTAATGTATACTATATAGATGGCACTCGTAGTTCATCTGGACCAGGTAATATTATTTGGGCTGGAGGATCAACTTTACGTTTTGAACAAAGTGATGCCTCTAATGACAATCATCCTTTAATTTTTTCTACAAACACAAGCACGTCTGGAATTATTTCTTCAGGGGTAACTTATTATTTAGACTCACCAACAAGTTCTTCAAATTATATAAACACAACTACATTTAATGCGGCAACCACTAGGTATGTTGAAATAGATGTATCAGCTCCTGATTTTTATTACCTATGTTATGTGCATGGAATAGGAATGGGTGGACTCATGGATGTTGCTACAGGTAAAACTTGGAGCGTTGGTACATGGGGCATTAATCAATGGGGTGATCAAACTGATCCTACTATTCAAACTACAGGTCAAGCTCTTTCTGCAAATCTTGGAACTGCAACTGTTGACACAGAAATTAATTTAGGATGGGGAAGACTTGAATGGGGTAAGCAAGCATGGGGTATAGCAGGCACCCTTATTGCTACAGGTAATTCTTTATCAGGAAATTTAGGTACTTTAGGAATGCAGGGGGATGTAACTGTAATTCCAACAGGTTTACCACTTACAAATACTTTAAATAGCGCAACTGCTACGGGTTTAGCAGAAGTTGATTTAACAGGTTTTGCACTTACAAATTCTTTAGGTACAGCAGATGCTGGTCCTGATGCAATGTTAACAGGTATTGGTGCTACTATGGGACTTGGTACTGTTGAAGCATTTAACTTAGCAGGTTGGGGTAGACTTGGTTGGGGAGACAATGATTGGGGTGAGCCTGGAAGTTCTGTGCAAGCAGATGTTTCTGGAATTGCAATGACTGCAGCTTTAGGAACTCCAACAGAAATTACTGGTGATGCAACTATTGTTGCAAATACTTTAAACGTAGCTCAAATAACTTTAGGTGCTGTTGATCCTGCACCTGATGCAATGATTCAAGGGAATGCAGGTCTTTTATCTTTAGGTCAAATAGGACATCAAGGTGATGTAGTAACTCTTCCTACAGGTTTTGGAATGTCCTCAAATTTAGGTACAACAACAGTAGATTTAAGAACAATTGTTATTCCAACTGGAGATGCAATATTAGCAAGGGTTGCTTCCCCGACTGCATTTACTGATGTTACTGCAACTTTTAATGGTTTTGGATTGACTATGAACTTAAATAGTGCTAATGCTCTTATCTGGAACGAAGTAAATACCGGTTCTGCTCCAATAGATCCTCCTGGATGGAGGGAAGTCGTTGCATAAAGAGTTTGACACTAACTCTTTATTTTTATAAAATAAACGATATAAGGAATTTAATATGGCGAATTCAACATCAGCAAGTTTAAAACTTACAGTACAAGCAACCGGTGAAAACTCTGGAACTTGGGGACAAATTACAAACACTAACCTTTTAATTTTAGAACAAGCTATTGGTGGTTATGATACTTTTAACGTAACTAACGCAAATAGAACTTTAACATTTACTAATGGTGCAGTATCCAATGGTAAAAATGAAGTTATAAAATTAACAGGTACTTTAGCTTCTAACTTAACAGTTAGTATTCCAGACTCTATAGAAAAAGTATACACAGTAATTGATGGCTGTAATCATGCCAACAATACTTTAACTTTTAAAACAGCATCAGGTACTGGTGTTCTTTTATGTGAAGGTAATTGTTATACTTTATACTCTGATGGAACAAATATTGTAAAAGCAAATGAATATAGAAAATGGAGAGCAGTATCTGCAGCTGAAACAGTTCAAGCTGGAGCTCAACTTTTAGTAAATACAAATGGTGGAGGAGTTACAATAACTCTACCAGCGTCGCCCGTTGCAGGTGATGAGGTTTCATTTGTAGACCAAGGTTATGATTTTAATAGTAACGCATTGACTGTTGGTAGAAATTCTTCTAATATAGCTAATGCAGCATCTGATCTTGTTGTTAATACACAAGGTGCAGCTTTTTCATTAGTTTTTTCTGGAGATGCTACAACAGGATGGACTTACACGGAGAAATAATATGTCAAATTACGAAGCAACAAAATACGATTTTTCTGGAGCAAACCTTACAGGTATCGAAGGAATTCCTACGGCGACTATTGTACCCTGGTCTTCTGCATCAGTGCCAACAGGTTTTCTAGAATGTAATGGTCAAGCAGTTTCAAGATCAACTTACTCTGCATTATTTGCAATCGTAAGTACAACTTATGGATCTGGTGATGGTGCATCCACTTTTAATGTACCTGACCTTCAAGATAACGTTGCAATGGGTAAATCTGGAACTAAAGCTTTAGCTTCGACTGGTGGGGCCAACACTGTTACAGTTACGCCTGCAGGTAACGTTGGAGGTTCAACAGCTAATGCAACTTTATCAACTTCACAATTAGCCTCACACTCTCATAGCACTAATATTCCAGCTGGTGGTGATGGTAGTAATCAAAGAGTGTTAACACAGTATGGACAAGGTACTCAAAGCAGAAACGTTGGCTCGAATAATACAGGATCAGGTACAGGTCACTCTCACAATATGAGTGCAACTTTTACAGGTACTGCAGCTAACCCATCAGTATTACAACCTTATTTAACAATTATTTATATAATTAAGACGTAGGAGAAATTATGACAACAAATGCACAATGGACAGTAGTAATGGAGGACAAAAAAATCATCAAACAAAGTGGTGATGCTGCTGGAACACCTTACGAAATTAATGATAATGATTTTTGGGGATTAGCCAAATGGAACAACATTTGGGCTATTCAATATGGAACAAGCGATCCAAGTGATACTGTAGAATACAGAGATGGCACTCCTCACTCTACGTGGGAAGATGCTAATTTAGGTGATTTTTCAGATTTTACTTCTAGATGGGATTCAGCTCATTTAGCTCAATTACAATCTAATTGGGATAATGATAATGTTTCAGACGAAACTGAAGCTGATAAAATTGCTAGATTAGGTTCAAGACCTACCTCTTACTCTTCATAATCTTTAATAAACAAAGTCGAAGTATATCTTTTTAAATTAGGTACATTACTTGCGTGCTGAGAATGCCACCAATTTGATGGAAACAATACAGCTCTATTTTCTCTAAATCCAACATGTATATCTAATTCACCATCCGTATAAAAAACAGTTCCATTTGTAACTGCCGTAGGACCAGAAATCATTATTAATATATTTAAACTACCTAAACCACTATCTATGTGAGGTTTAAAATGATCTAAGTTTCTTCTATCAATACTTGAATCTTTGGAAATTTTTATATTTTTTAAATTAAATTTTAACTCGGCTTGTTTTATAAAAAGTTTTTTTATATTAGGTTCATATTGAAGTTCCCATCTGTCTCCATAATAATTTTCTTTATTTCTTTCTACAGCATTTTCAAAAAATCTAGGGGTATAAAATGCTTTAGTTAAAGCAAAGTCTTGAATAAATTCAAAGTTTTTTTTATCAAAAAAATTATTGATAATTTTAATCATTTTACTTTTTTGTAGTATTAAAAGAAATCACTAATCTTTCTTCATTTGAATTAAGTTTATTTACTTGGTGAGGTATGTGTGAAGGAAATAATAATAATTTATTTTTTTTAAATTCATGACAATAAGAATCAAACGCTCTATCATAAAACAGAGTAGGACTGTTTCCGTGTATATAAACTATACCCGAATAATTAGAACCTAGGTGTGTATGTATATTATGAAAATCGTCTTTATTATATAATTGAGCCCAATTATTAAGCAAAAATAATTCATGACTATCTAATATAGCTATAATTTGTTGTTTAAGATTTTTTAAAATTGGAAAGTTTAAAACATTTAAATAGTGATATGTATTTTTTTGTTCATTAGTTTGAGCATCTTTAACTAAAAATAAAATTTGATTAATTTCATCTACAGATATGTCTAAATCATATTCATAGAATGAGTTTTGATATTTAAATGGATCAAAAGAATTAGACATTATCTTAACATCATCCAAGAAGTTAAAATATATTTTTCACCAGATAAAGGTGGATTACCTCTATGTAAATATGGAAATGCAGAAGGCCAAATAACTATTCTACCTGTTTTAGGTTTTACTCTTTTTGAAAAATGTAAAAATTCTGTTTCCCCTCCTTCTTCTACATCATTTAAATATATAGAAAAAACAAACGCTCTTGGTGCAGTGTGATACCCTTTACCATGTTCTATGTGCCAAATATGATAACCTTCCGTAGGAAGAGTTTTTTGTATTTTTAAATCTGTAAAATGAAAAGGTCCTCCATCGTATGCTTGATCTGCTCCCGTGTTTTTTATATAATGATTCCAAGCCAAGTCAAAATTTACCATCATAGTTTTTAAATCTTCCCACCATACATTTATATTATTAGGTGCTGCAAAAAATTGTTGATCTTGTTTTTGTAGTATAGATGAATTTTCATTACCTATTCTGTTTACTGTTTTATTAAATTTATCTTGTTCTTCATATAATTTAATAGCTTTATCACATTCTTCTTTAGTGATGTAATTATCATACACGCCAATAAAATTGTTTATTAAAACTGTTTTTTCATTCATTTATTTTTATTCTTTATATTTATTTTATATTTAAAAGTTAATACCATTCTTAAATCATTAAAACTTCGAACAGTATCTCTAGCACAATGTTCTATTAAACCATCAAAAACTACAACTCTACCTGGTTTAGGTATAATACTTTTTTGAATATCATAATTATTTGTATCATAAAAAACTGTTTCTCCTCCTAAACTTAAGTCCCAGTTGTTATTTAAATAATACATTATAGTTATGCCTCCATCTGAATCTATATCATAATCTCTATGAGATTCATGCACAGTACCATAAGGATTACCGCTAGCATAAACTCTTTCTAATTCTAATAAATCAAAAAATTTAAGTTTTTTTAAAATGTTTTCTGTGCTTTTTTTAAATTTTTTTTCAATCTCATTATTAAAAGTTAAATCGTATTTAAATTTTCTCCATCTAGTAGTATCATTACCGGAACCTAAAAATTTCCAAGGAACTTCATCTCTAAAATAAAAATAAATTTTTGTTGTGTCTTCTTTATCAAAATAATTATCTATTAAATGAATAAAATTTTGATCTAATTCATTTGCTAAAGATATAATTTTTAAATTTTTATTTTGATATCTATCTTTATTATATAAATAAACCAAAGACTCTGCTTTTTTTCCAATTAATTTTTTAATTACTTCTCTATCGGTTTCAGTTTTAAAAGTAAAACTGTCATTACCGTAAATAGAGTGAAATAATCCGGCATAACAAATATCTTCATGGCAGTTCCATTTTCTTAATTTATTATATACATTTACTAAATGATTAAATAAATTATTATGGTTATGAGGTACTTGATTAGTTTTTTTATTAATAAGGTAATTAATAGAATTAATATATTTATTCATTTTTTTCTTTAATTATCTCTTAATCACATAACTAACCGATGTTCTCCAATACGGTATTTTTTTTATTTCCTGTGATTGATGTAATTTAGTAGATTCAAATAATATAAAGTCACCGGGATTATATTTAATTATTTCTCCTTCTATATTTAATTCTCCACCCCAGTTTTCCGCCCATTGTGGTGTAAAAAATCCTACAATGCTATAAGTATTTTCTAAATTATCAGTATGAAACTCTGTATAATGATTGTCATTTTGAGCGTTTAAATTAATTCTTTGTATTCTTCTATTTAATTTAAAATTATGTTGTTCTAATAATTTTTGATTTATTCTATCAAATAAACAATTAAAATATCCTATCCAATATTGATTGTTAACAAGAATTTCACCATCTTCAATAAAAGAAACTCCCGGAAAAGCACCCCCTATTGAATCTCCATAGGAAGTTCTATTTAAATTCCAAATGTTAGCAGAGGTTAATGCTCTATATAAAGAGAAACAATCTTGTGTAGTTAAAACATTATTTATTATCTTTATCATTATGATACTTTCATTCTATATAAAACTAATATATAACACAATTATGGCCTTAAAAAAAGTAGATTTTGCACCTGGTTTTAATAAACAAAGCGTACCCTCCGCTCTTCCTGGACAGTGGGTAGATGGTGATTTTGTACGTTTTAGATATACCGCACCTGAAAAAATAGGTGGCTGGGAACAATTAACAGCTGCATCTAAAACATTACCGGGCGCTGCTAGAGATCAATTAACTTGGACTTCATTAGCAGGCGAACGTTATGCTGCTATTGGAACGTCTCAAGGTTTATTTCTATACTATGGTAATGATTTTTTTGATATCACACCATTAGATACAGCTATTACAGGATGCACATTAACAACAGTTAATGGCTCAAATGTTTTACAAATTAATAAAGGATCTCATGGATTAGAGGTTGGAAGATATGTAACTTTGTCTGGGGTAACTGTTACAGGTGCATCAGATTATACAGCAGCAGAATTAGAAAAAGCTTATGAAATTTTAACAGTTGCAACAGCCGATAAATTTACTGTGCAAGCTGTAAGAAATGAAGGAGGATCAGGCATGACTGCAGTAGGAGCTGCAACTGTTAATCCATACGTTGAAGTGGGACCAACCACTCAAACAACTGGATATGGTTGGGGCACATCTACATGGGGAGCGTCTACATGGGGCACAGCTAGAGCTACAAGTAATGTAACTTTAGATCCAGGAAATTGGAGTCTAGATAATTTTGGTGAAGTTTTAGTCGCTACAATATTTAATGGTAAAACATTCACTTGGAATGCTGGAGCATCGGGAGCTCGAGGTATTCGAGCATCACAATCTACATCTGGTTTTGTAACAACCGCTAATCCTACAGCCAGCAGATTTACATTAGTTTCAGATAGAGACAGACATTTATTTCATTTTGGAACTGAAACAACTATTGGTGACGTCACAACACAAGATCCAATGTTTGTAAGATTTTCTAATCAAGAAGATTTAAATACATATGCACCAACAGCTACTAATACTGCGGGTACTTTTAGATTAGATACAGGTAACCAAATTAGAGCCGCTCTTCAAGGTAAAGATTATGTTTTTGTTTTAACCGATAACGCTGCGTATGTGATTCAATTTGTAGGTCCTCCTTTTACTTTTAGTGTTAGACAAGTTGGCACAAACTGTGGGTGCCTAGGACAGCATGCAGCTTCTTATGTTAATGGTGCTATATATTGGATGTCTAATGAAGGTGGTTTTTTTATGTATGATGGTACTGTTAAAGCTCTTCCTTGTTTAGTTGAAGATTTTGTATTTACAACACAAAATGGAAATTTAGGTCTTAATTTTAATTCTTCAGATGTTATTTATTCTTCACCTAATTCTTTATACACAGAAATAAATTGGTTTTATCCAAAAGATGGATCAGATCAAATTGACAGGTGTGTAACGTATAATTACCAAGAAAATGTTTGGACTACTTCATCTTTAGATAGAACTACTTACGCTGATCAAGGTGTATTTGTCAAACCTTATGCAACGGACTATGAAACAACCACTACTCCAGTGTTTCCAGATATTTTAGGAATTACAAATTTATATGGGGCATCCATATATTATGCTCATGAAACAGGAAATGATCAAGTTAATAGCTCCGGCAGAACTTCAATCAATGCTTTTATTAGATCTGGAGATTTTGATATTGATGATGGAGAATTATTTATGTCAATGAGGAGATTTATGCCAGATTATAAATTTTTAGTGGGAAACTCTAAAGTAACTTTGTTTATATCAGATTATCCATCCGATGTTCAATCCGGTTCACCTTTAGGTCCCTTTACAATAACAACTACTACTGATAAAGTAGATACTAGAGCGAGAGGAAGACTACTATCTTTAAAAATAGAAAATGATGCTGCAGGAGAAACTTGGCGTTATGGTAGTTTTAGAATGGACGCTCAACCAGACGGAAGGAGATAGCATGCCACTTACTACAAAAGGTAAAAAAATAATGAAATCTATGAAAGATAGATACGGTAAGAAAAAAGGTAAAACTGTATTTTATGCTTCAAAGAATAAAGGCAAAATAAAAGGTGTAGATAAAACTAGAAAATAATGGCTAAACTAACTAACTATATACCTGAACCTAAACAAGAATATGATGTAGAAAATCAAAGACAAATTATTGAGTCAATGACTACAATGAAACAACAACTTAATTTTTCTTTTCAAGAAGATTTAAAAAATGAACAAGACGCTTTTAATTACTTTTTATCATGACAATACAATATAAAAATGCATCTAAGATATTAGACGGAACGGCTATGACAACTCTTTTAACTATATCCACGTCTGCTATAGCTATTGTAAAATCTGTATATGTATCTAATAACAGCACAGGAGCTGTATTAGTTAATTGTGATCTAAGAGATTCATCTGCTAGCACCGATGTAGAATTTTTTAGAAAAGACATACCTGCTACAAGCACAGTCAATGCCACAGAACAGGGGTTGAATTTAGAAGCAGGAGATGCTATAAAAGCTCAAGCAGAAACTGCTAATAAACTTGAAGTAGTAGTTAGTTATGCGCTTATAAACAGAGAGAATGAAAACGGATAATATACATAAAATAGATTGCACAACAGTAACAATTTATAGAAACACAAAAACAGGCGAAACGTCTAAAGAGAAAGTAGAGGGTCCTGATATTGTAACCGATGTTACAGTTCACGTCTCACCGAAAGGATTGGATGTTTTCCAGAAAGTAATGAATCAAAATAATGGAAACAAAAAAACTTAGTATCTTATCAATAGATTGTGATTGGATAACAAGTCTTAAACACCAAGAGGAATTGTTGAGTTTTGCAATACCTATAATTTACAATCACACAGATATAAAAACTGCGTACTCTCACAAGGATATATATCCATTATTTACTCATGGTTATGACGAATATAATTTAATAAATATAGATCATCATCACGACTTTCATTATGAAAAATGTTTAGATAGTATAACTGAAGGAAATTGGTTATTTCATTTATCAAATGTATTTAAAAATAAAATTAATTATACATGGATATGTAATCCTAATTCTACTCATATTAGACTTAATAGTCTTACAAATTTAAAATCATTTACTTTTGACCACAATATTAACTATATAACACAAAAAAAATTTGACAAAATATTTATATGTTGTAGCCCAGATTATGCGAGTAACCCTGAAGTTGCTACAACTTATAAAATTATAGAAAGGATAACTAATGAAAATAAGAAACCAAAGCCCTAAAGGCGGAACTGAGTTACAACTTGGGTTTTTACATCAATACGTAGATAAAAATCTATTAGATCAAGTACAAATTTGTACTAGCGTACCGGGTAAAGTTCCTATTGATCCTAATAAACTTAACGTACTTTGGCAAAAAAATTCTTACGATCAACCTAATTTATATCCGTGGTTTAAAAATAAAGCTAATCATCACAAATATGATTGGTATGTTTTTAATTCTCATTGGAATTATGAAAAATTTCGAATGATGTTTGGTATCCCTACTGAAAAATGTGTGGTTATTAAAAACGGAGTTGAGAAAATAAAACAATCTCCACATTATGAAAAAGGTAAACCTATTAGAATAATTCATCAGAACACACCTTGGAGAGGATTATCTGTTTTACTGGGTGCAATGCAATTAATTAAAAACCCATTAATTACATTAGATGTTTATTCTTCGTGCGAAGTTTATGGCAAAGATTTTATGGAAAAAAATGATCACAATTATAAAGCGTTGTATGAACAAGCTGAGTCTTTACCTAATGTAAATTATATTGGTTATAAACCAAACGAATATATTAGAGAACATTTACAAGATTATAATATGTATGCTTATCCTAGTATCTTCGAAGAAACTTCTTGTATTTCTTTATTAGAAGCAATGTCTGCTGGTTTATATAGTATAGTAACTGATTATGGAGCTCTATTTGAGACAGGAGCAGAGTTTCCAATGTATATTCCTTTTGATAGTAATTATAAAGCTTTAGCAGAAAAGTTTGCATACGGGATTGCTGCCGCTGCAGAAACTTTACATGAGCCACAAATACATAGTCATTTAACCACTCAATCTAATTATACACAAATATACTACTCTTGGCCAAAACAGGCTTCTGCGTGGACTACATTTTTAAAAGGAGCTCTTAATGCCAAAGCCAAATGAACCAATATGGTTTAACATAGATAAAACCGAAACAGCAAATGATGATACCTATCAAACAATTAAAACTAACAAAGTAGAAAATAAAGTAACGGAAATAAATTTAGGTACTTCACCTCACAAAATTATGTTATGTACTCCTTGTCATAGTGATGTTAGTATGCATTACTGTCAAGCCGTATTAAAATTTCAACAAGCATGTTGGAAAGAAGGAATACAGTGTAGTTTTACATTACTTAAATCCTCGTTAGTTACACAAGGTAGAAACTTATGTGTAGCAGAATTTTTAAATCACGAAGATAAATATACTCATTTATTATTTATAGACTCCGACATTGATTTTGATTACAAAACTATTTTTAAAATGTTAGATTTTGATAAAGATATTATATCTTGTCCATACCCTATGAAGATATTAGATTGGGATAAAATATGGCGAAGACTTAATACTAAAGAAGATGCTATCAATAATGAAAAAGACCTGGCTACAGCAGGATTTACCTTTCCTGTTAAAGTAGAGGACCCTAATTCAATAACCGTGGACAAAGGATTAATGGAGCTTACTCATGCTCCTACTGGATGTATGTTAATTAAAAGAAATGTAGTCGAGAAGATGATTAAAGAATATCCTCATTTAGAGATATATCAGCCTACCAATATTAATGGTAAAGAGGTTAAAAAAGATAATATGTACAATTTATTTGATACATTACATGACCCTGAAACTAAAAGATATTTTGGAGAAGACTTCGGATTTTGTCAAAGATGGACGGATATAGGCGGTAAGGTATATGCTTACGTAGATGCTCCTATAACTCACGTTGGAGAGTATTGTTATAAGGGTCGATTTAGAGATGATTTATGGCAAGCAGGAAGACCTGTCAAACCTGTTGACGATAGTAAAAAAATCAAATAAAGTATCATATTTACAGGATTTCTACGCCTGCTTAACAGTATAAATATATTTAAATTATGGCGATATCTAGATCTTTAATGAACAGACAATTACAAGCAGACGGCGGGATAATGCAAGTTGCACCCAGAGAAAAGTTTGGTTTAGGTAGTTCTATTAAAAAATTTGTTAGAAAAATTATACCCAATGAAGTATCTGAAATAGCAGTCAAAGCTGCTCCTTTTGTTGCACCATTTAACCCAGCAGTTGCAGCAGCAATGTCAGGACTAGGTACGTTTGATCAAACAGGAAGTATTGGGGATTCATTAAAAGGTGGGGCTTTAACTTATGGACTAGGTCAAGGTGCTAGATATTTAGGCGGAGCAGATTTTCAAGCTTTACCTGGTACAAAAAATTTTGGTGGTTTAGGTGGGTTTACAGAATTTACTTCACCTTTAGGAAACCAAACAGGATTTAAATTAGGTAAACCTATTGAAGGTGTAAAACCCCTTGAGAGCGATTACATTGACGCTAGAGTTGACTTTAATGAAGCAGGTAATTTAAGATCTAAAGTGCCTTTAAAGAAACCAATGATTCCAGGGGCAGGAGAAGGAGGCATTGATCTTGATACAGGTGGAGCTGATGCTGTCGGCATAATATCAGATACAGTAGTAGACAAAACTATAGTAACTCAAAATGATCCTGGATTTTTAAAAAATTTATTTGATGGAGTAAGTAATCAAGACTACGGTAAAGTTGCTCAAACAATTGGAGATGGGGCTAAAAAATTTGGTAAAGCTATGTTTACAAATAAAGATGGTTCTATAGATAAAGCAGCAGTAATGGGAGCAATAACTTTTGCAGCTTCATACGCAGAAGCTAGAGCACTAGCGGCTGAAACTGGTGTAGATGATGATTTAACTGAAGAAGAATATAATGAAGCTA